TCACTCTGTGTCTGCCTCAGCAATGATAATTCTTTTGTGACCTTCTTGCAGAAACTCACAGATTGAATATTGTAGTGGAGTAGGGCTAGGTAGTCCTAAATGTTGCCAAACTAAAAAAACAAAGTTGCGTAAATCAGTTAGTGACGGTTTCTTTTTCGTCATTGAATGGAAGTTCATCAACTAAATGTCGTATAGGGTTTTCCTGTGTAGGAGGGACTTCATAAGAATTGTCTTTTAAAAATTGTCGTGCAACATTCAAATCACTTGCACGTGCTTTACCTGATTTGATTTTTTCTAATAGTTGTTCTCCAAGTTCAACATGGAGTTCATCTAAAATTTTATTTAATTTGGTCATATGTTTATTTTTTTTCTTGTTTTTTCTCTATAACATAGAGGAAGTTCCGAAAGTCCTTGAGCTTTTGTGCGTTCATTGTAAAATTTAGTTAAAAAAGTAGTGTTTCAATTATGTTTAAAAAATATTTCACTGATGAAGAAAGAAAAGAGGCTAGAAAAAAATCCAAAAAAGTGTGGGCAAAAAAAAATCTAGAAAAAAATAAAAGCTTACAGAGAAGCTAATAAAGAAAAAATAAAAGAATATGCTAAAACTTACAGAGAAGCTAATAAAGAAAAAATAACAGAATATAACAAAGCTTACTGGAAAGCTAATAAAGAAAAAGCAAAAGTGTATATGAGGGCTTACATTGAAGCCAATAAAGAAAAAATAAAAGAAGCTAAAAAAGTTTACAGAGTAGCCAATAAAGAAAAAATAAAAGAATATCAAAAGGCTTATCAAGAAGCCAATAAAGAAAAAATATAATAAAATTTAATCTAAGGTTTTATTTAATTTGGTCATATGTTTATTTTTTTTCTTGTTTTTTCTCTATAACATAGAGGAAGTTCCGAAAGTCCTTGAGCTTTTGTGCGTTCATTGTAAAGTTTAGTTAAAAGAAGTAGTGTTGCAATTATGGTTATTAGTGAAAAAAGAAAAGAGTTTCTGATGGCTTACAAAGAAGCTAATAAAGAAAAAGCAAAAGAATATGCTAAAACTTACAGAGAAGCTAATCAAGAAAAAACAACAGAATATAACAAAGCTTACAGAGAAGCTAATAAAGAAAAAGCAAAAGTGTATATGAGGGCTTACAGAGAAGCTAATAAAGAAAAAATAAAAGAAACTAACAAAGCTTACAGAGTAGCCAATAAAGAAAAAATAAAAGAATATAATAAAGCTTATCAAGAAGCCAATAAAGAAAAATTAAAAGAAACTAGGAAAGCTTACCTAAAAGCTAATAAAGAAAAAAGGAAATAAAATTTAATCTAAGGTTTTATTTAATTTGGTCATATGTTCGTTGATTAAGCTCCTATATTCCCCTTCATTCCTTTTATGTTGAATGAGTTAAAAGGAATACAAAAAGCTTCTGTTAATACTCTATCTTTATATTCTTCTGGTTTAGCTTCATAAGCATTCATGTATCCTTCAAGAACACGATTACATTGCACTTCATCAGCATATATAACTGCGTTATACTTAACGGAAGGTTGGTTAGGCGTGGACAGTATCATTAAGAAAAAAAATATCTTCACCATTAGAACAACAAACTTCTAACAACATAAAGTAATTGTGAGAAAACCATTATTCCAATAACCCACAAAACTTTGTTCAATCGGTCAATGTCTTTGTGAATATGAGAAAGATGATTGTTTTCTAATACATCTAGTTTCTGAAGAATGAGTTTAATTTCACCTTGAATGTTGGCAATTTCAACTTCCCAACTTTTATCCGCCATAACTATAACCCTTTTGATTTTGTTGGTTTTGATTGTTGTCTGACAACATTTCAAATATTTGTTGATGTTGTTTCTTAATGACACGATTATCTTTAACTATTGTCTTTTCCTGCTTTTGAAGTTTCTGTATATCTTTTTGTAATTGTTCAACTGTAAGTCTTAGCTTGACACTTTCCTCTATCGCCATCCTATCCGTTAAGTCCTGCATATCTTGCCACATAGTCTCAACTTTCGAGTCTATCTTACTGATATACCAGACTAAACCAACAGCCTGAAGAATTACTGCAAAGACCAAAGTTAAGGGTATTTTCATTCCATTCATTTATTTTTATCCCAAACCCAATCTTGTTTTAAGGTTATTTTGTAAGAATTTTTCATTGTGTCTTTTCCATTATCTTTTTCTGTATCTTCACCACCATAGGTAGTTGTTAAACTTGTTTTATCTGGGTGCATTGGTAAGTTATAGTTTGAGCAGGAATTAAGAAATGAAATTACACAAAGGCTTAAAAATAATTTAACAGCCATATGACCACTACAAGTACGAGTATACATATTATCAGGGATATATATTCCTTACCCACTGCAACTCTCACATTCTGAATCACATTGACAAGGTGTCTGGTTACAAGCTGGACAGCTTTTATCATTGTCACCACAGTTAGGGTGTGTGCAATCCTTTTTCAATTTGTTGCAAGGGCATAAGTCAGACATTATTCTTCTTCCCAGCCTAGTGAATTATCTGATTGATACAATGCTTCATTCCAAATATAATGTTTTCCATCATCAGGCTCTGCAATGAAAAGCATCTTTAGCTTCATCATAAGTCATACCAATACCAGCATAATTCATTCTTAATGCTTTTGATTGGTCTGCACTTGGGGTTGTATAAGAATTAGGCTCGTAATGAACACCGCCTCTTGTGTTGTATGAAGTTTTTATCCATATTCCAGCAGAGCTATCTACATATGTATTGAAGAACTCTGCTTCAGCAACAATTACATTCTCTACTATTCCATTTGGATTTACTTTTGCATAATGTGCCATAAAATTATTTCCTTTTCGATTAAATTATATACCTGACTATTACGATACCAGAGCCACCAGTTCCGTATCTACCGCCACCGCCAGTATTAGCTGCGCCATGTCCACCTTGAGTACGATTTCCAACTCCTCCACCGCCATTGCCACCTGCAGGGCCTGTACCACCTACAACTAAAGCACAACCCGAGCCGCCACCACCACGATAGGTAGCTGAATTGTCTATTGTAGATGAAACACCAACACCGCCTTGACCACCACCAGAACTTGAATTAGTTCCTGAAGCTCCAGCAGCGCCAGCGCCTCCGCCACCACCGCCCGGTTGATTGGTAACATTAACTTGTCCGCCACCAGCATATCCTTGACAGCTAGTTCCAGCTCCACCACTTGCATATGAATTAGCATTATCACCTCTACGACCACCACCAGAGCCACCTGAATAAACAGTTGAGCCAGAGCCTCCATCTCCACCTTTGCCACCGCCAGTTGCAGTAACAATACCAGATGTAGCTCACGCTCCAGCCTTTTGAGGTATTGTTCGGTTGTATCAGGAGCTGCTTTACCACCGATACCGACTTCTAATAATTCTTGTATATTTACATTTTGCAT